TATGAAAACTATTCATGCTAGATAGTGCAGCCGCAGCTGCTCCTTGGTTGGGATCTAAAATATTACCAGCAATACTACTCAAAGTTGCCATAGCATTAGCCACAGGTGCCGCTAATGTAAGTGCTGTACCATTTTTAATCCCTATCATCGCAGTAAACGTAGCAGGGGTTAAGGAGGCAGCGGCCTGTCCTAAAGTGTTCTTTTGGTTTTCGGATATTACTGAGCCAGCTTGGCTAGTAACTAAGCTATAGTCTTTTTCAGACATTAATTATTCCTAGGTAATAATACCACCAGCTGTAGCAGGCGCAATACCTGTTGTAGTTTGGATATAGTGGTTCTCTACATTTTTAACTGTAGGTGCATGTATCATTACATGGCCTTTGTCAAGAGTTATACTCTTATTTAAGTCACTTGTGAATAGACTTTGTAGCAGGCCTAATCCCTGCTGACTTGGCATTACTGTACATGGTTTACTTACTATAAAACCATTGGCATTTTCTTCAATAATTTTAGCAACAATTTCGTCGCCGTTAACTAATTTAAAACTTACCACTGTATCTTTTGCGTAACCTTGTTTCTCAAGCATTTGTTGCTCCTAAGCGTTGTTGAATTTGTTCAGCAGTTAATTTTGCTAAACCTTGATATCCACCTTCTACTAACAAACGACCATTGTTGTAGATCTGTGGGGCTGTGCGGTGACCTTCATTGATCAACCATTCACGTGCTTCTGGGTCTTCATCGATTTTAATTTCTTCGTATGCAAACCCATTAGTCTTTAAGTAGTGTTTTGCTTTATCGCAAAACGGACAATTATTTTTACTATATACTGTTAACATTTATTCTCTCTTATAATTCTGGTAGTTCATCGTAGTTGATGCTGTCACCCATAACACCAATTACGTAGTTTGTACTTTCATTTTCTTGCAGGGCTGTTTGTTTCTTACTTGTATCTGTATGTTTATTAAACCAAGGAATGGGTGTGGTCTTTGGCGCTGGGCTTTGATACTTAATACCTATTTGTTTTAAGGCATCTACGGCTGTATAATCAACAAAATCCTTTAAAATATTAGCGTTTAATCCAATAACCGGACCCATTTTGAACAGATATTCGGCCCAATCTTTTTCTTCTTTGATAACGGCCAAGTACATTTGATATACTTCGGCTTCGCATTCTGCTTTAACTTCAGCAAAACGCGGATCCTCTTTAACCACTTGATTGATCAAGAACGCTGTCCACTCCTTGTGTAGTAACTCATCTTGTAGGATCAAGCTGATAATGTTACCATTACCAATAAAGATTTTGTTCTCTACCATAGCCAAACTTGTAGCAAATGATACCATAAAGCGGAATGCCTCTAGGCCATAACTAGCATGTAGAGCTAGCCAAATAGCTTTGATGTGATCACGTTCGTCGATCTTCTCACCCATCTCTTTACGACAGTTTATTTGATGTAATGCATCATAATAATTACCAATGTTACTAGCCATGCTGACAATCTCCTGTGTATCATGGATAGTGTTGAATACGTCTTTAGGCACGTTGTAGATGTTACGGATAATATGACTATAGCTCTTACTGTGAATGTTAGTTTCGAAGAAACTCCAATTACTGATAAGTGCTTCTAATTCTGGAATACTCACAACAGGACCAAACACTTGATTAGGTGCGCGACCTTGAAGGCTATCTAATGCTGTTTGACGCAACAGGTTGCTGGTAAAGATATGTTTAACAGCATCGCTGGCATCTTTGAAGTCTTGACTGTCTTTAGTTAAACTGACTTCTTCAGGTTGCCAAAAGAAGCCACGTGCCGTTTGTTCAAAGTTGGCAACTTTGTTATATTTGACTTCTTCAAAGCGTTGGATAGTCACAGGACCCGCTGGGTCAAGGAACATCTTACGATGTAGATAGTCTGTTTTGGTACTTAAATTGTATTGTTCTTTTGACATTATAATTTACAGCTTTCGCAGTCCTCTTCTATATATTCTTCTACTTGCCCTGTTTGCGGCGGTATGTCCTCTGCTACTGCTTTACTACCTTGTTTGTTAATTAAACTATAGTAGAAGGTCTTAATTCCCCACGCATGTGCTTGCATTAAGTTTTTAGCAATTAGTGTAGTGGGCACTTTACGATCTGCCCAGTGTGCTGGATTGTAGAATGTATTAGTACTAATTGATTGATCAACATAGGCCGCAATAACAGCCGCAGTTTTCAAATATCCATCGCAGTCCTTTTGTTCCCACATCAATTGATAACGATTTTTAAGTTTGTTATACTCCGGAACAACTTGAATAAAGCTACCGGCTTTTGATTCTTTAACACTAATTAAACTCATCGGCATTTCAATTCCGTTAGTGCTGTTAATAACAACACTTGAGCTTTCAACAGGTGCTACTGCCATTAAGGTAGCATTACGTACACCATATGATCTCATGTCACTGCGTAGTTGTTCCCAATCTAGTTCACGTGTTGGAGTAAAGTCAGCAAGTTTGTTAACTTCTTTAGCACGATGTTCCCAGGGGAATGTACCTTGGCCATAACGTGTATGTTCACTGTGCAGACAAGCACCACGTTCTTTAGCCAATTCAACTGTGGCTTCAGTTAGGTAGAATGCCTGATGTTCCATCCAGCTTTTAACTTCTTGCAGGGCATCTGCTTCACCGTAGCGTAGGTTCTTTTTAGCATGCCAGTAGGCTAAGTTAGTAATGCCAATACCCAAAGGTTGGATTTCATCGTTACTTAGTTTACTCTGTATGCTTAGGAAATCTTGGTAATCAAGTATATTACATAGACTACGCTGTAGGATACGACAAGCGCGGCGCATGTCCTCAGGATTACGGAACGCACCCCAGTTAATGGAGCCAAGAGTACATAGCGCAATACGCCCATCAGCATCATCAAGACGCTTAAAAGGCTTAGTAGGTAATAAGATTTCACAGCATAGGTTACTCTGATAAATTGTATGATACTCAGGGTCAAATGGACCTTGTTTCATAACGTTGTCAATAAACACCAAATAGATACGTCCTGTATCTGTACGTTCTTTTAAGATACCTGATTTAAATACTTCTTCAGCCGACATTACTTTCTTACGTAGATCTTTACGTTTTTCGTATTTTACATAAAGTTCTTCAAAACGTTCTGTATTTTTGTAGAATGCTTCGTATAGGTCAGGTACTTCGTTAGGGTCAAAGAATGTAATCATTTCTTTGTTCTTAAATCTGCGCCAGAACATAGCATTAAGCACAACACCATAGTCCATATGACGTACACGTGTTTCATCTGTACCTTGATTGTTCTTAAGCACAATAAGGTCATCAAACTGATGATGCCAGATAGGGTAAAACACAGTAGCTGATGCGTTACGTATGCCGCCTTGCGAACAGCTACGTAAATCACCAAACCACTTCTTAAGGAAAGGAATCATACCCGTGTGCATGATTTCACCGCCACGAATAGGACTACCCAATGGACGCAGGCGGCCAATTTCTAAACCGATGCCAGCACGCTTGCTTGCATATTTGGCCATCATTTCTCCGCTAGCAAATATACTATCCAAGTCGTCATCACTGCGAATAAGCACGCAAGAACTGAATTGTTTCGTTGGAGTGCCGAGTCCAGCAAGCACAGGAGTGGCAAGAGTAAACAAACCATCACTAGACGCATTGTAATATTCCTTGATATATTTTAAACGCTGGCCTGGCAATTCGTTATGGAATACAGTGGCTGCCGCTACCATATAACGTATTTGTGGCGTTTCATAAATTTCTTTAGTAGCACGATTTCGTACTAGATACTTTTCAATTAGTTGTTCAATAGCCGCATAGCTATATTCTTCATCTTTAGCGTGATCAAGTATGTCATTCATCTTGTCCCACTCTTCTTCAGTGTACCATTGTAGAAGTTCTGGAGTATAGAGGCCAACTCCGATGTTCTTCTTAACAATTTCTAGTAAGTGCGGAACTTGATAATCGCCGTAGACGTCTTTACGTAACATACTTAGGCGTTGTTTGCCTGCTACATATTGATAATTTACATGCCCAACATCTGGGTCGTGTTCGATATCAATTAAGTCTACAATGGCACGTAGGGTTAATTCGTCAATTTCTCTGGTGCTAATTCCATCGTAGAAGTGTGGTTGTGCTTTGATCTCAATCATACTCTGACTTACATCAGCTATACCTGCACAAACTTTACTTACTTGGGCTTGCCATTTACTAACGTCTAATGGAACGATGGCTCCGCTACGTTTTTTAACTTGAATATTGCTCACTTGATCGCCTCTTATTTTAATACTTGTCTAATTGCAAATCTTTACTCGAATATTGATACAACAAATCTAACTTACGTTCTTCAATCTGTTTTGTATTTACTATCTCAAAGGGGTAGTAATTAAGAATATATTTCCCACTGTCGATCCACACTAAATTGTGTCTACTCTTCTCTTTATAGTCATAATACATGCGAAACTCTATAGGAGTTGCTTTATGACTAGTGAAGTATATAGTATACATTATTCCTAGTGCTTTAGCAACGTCACAATAGTAGTTTTCGGCTAATAAAGTCCATGGATCGGGCCAATTAGTTGGGTTATTTGGGTCTAAGTAATAGGTAACAAATGGAGCACTGCTCCACATGGTATTTAATTCAGCGATAGCTTTAGACAATGGAAGATCGCTTAACGTGTGGCGAAAATCTTTCCACTGCGCCAATCTATCATTAACTCGCAGATTCCAAAAATTTGTCCACATATTAAACTACTGTTCTAAGATCTGTATAAGTGTATGTAAGGTTGGCACTATTGCCAGTGCTGGTTGTTGTATAACCTAATATCGCAGTATTAGTCACAGTGTTACCTGTAAAGTATAAGGTAACGCCTGTAGTTGATGTTTCTGTGTAATTATCTTCAAAGGCTACAGTAGACCCTGCATAGTTTGTAACACTAATAGTACCAACTCTGTTTGTAGTGCTTCGTGTAATGTTATAATTAATAATTTGACTAGTTAGAGAGTCTATACTAACATTGCCAATATTAACAATACTGGATTGATTGTCAGTCAAGGTTACTGTGGTTGGTTCTAGATTACCTACAATAGATGAGATGTTAGATATAAAAGCGTTAAGGTTAGCAATATTAGCATTAACAGCAGCAATCTCAACATTGATCAACCCTGCACTGTATTCAGTTAAGATTTCCGTCACACCGGTGATAGGTGCCCCTTCTGCTAAGGTTCCTTTACCAATGAATAGTCGTTGACTGTCAACACACCAGCCAAACTCACCAGTGTCTAATGCTGGCAGGTCTGTTTGCAGACCACTTCGTACTTGTATTTTGCTAACGGTAATAACAGCCATATTCCTAACCTTCTCTTATTCTTATATTTATGCTAGTCGGTAATACTGCTCAACTCTTGCTAACCAACGTTCAGTCCATAAATCCCAATCGCTACCTTCAACAGTCCATGTCTGATATTGCACCTGCTCGTTAGGTTTAGGTGCCACTGCCATTAGAATAACACCCTGGCGAATGTCTGTTCCGTGTGTTTCGTTATGTGCTAGTCCATATGCCGCTAACTGGAGAAAATAGTCTTCAATCCACTCCAATTTCTTAGGTTTATTGGTCTGTTTGTAGTCTAAAATGGCAGGTTTTTGCTTGTAAATACCACATGCATCAGTAGTACCAGCATACAGCCCACTAACATATAAAGGAACCTCAATTCCCCAAATTTCATCAGCATGTACTAGACCGTTTTCAATAACAGCTTGGGCCATACGATGTGCTTGTTGACTGTAAGGATTAGATCCAGGGTCGTTAAGTACACGGTTATTCTGCACATAGTCCTCTAAGAACTTGTGCATACGTGTACCTCGACCGGCAGCTTCTGTGGTAATTTCAGTAGCACGTTGTTCACCAACTGACTTGCGCCAATTAGCCAGTGCTTCACGCTTTTCCTGTGGCTTAGTACGGTCTAGAATAGTAGTAACGCTTGGAACCTTACTACCGTCGGGTAAACAGTAGTGACGTTTGCCATCTACTGTTTCTCTGTTTATGGGTGTGTAATCGTATTTTTTTATCAGCATCTTACTAGTATATAGCAAGATCTTCTAAAGGTCAAACACTAAATGATGATCCGCACCCACAGCTTGTTTGAGCATTAGGATTTTTAATACTGAAGTTACTACCTGCTAGAGATTCAACATAGTCAATCTCAGCGCCTTGTAGATATTGACTACTCATACTGTCTACTAGCACTGCTATATCTTCAACTACAATTTCAAAGTCATCGTCATTTTTTTGTTCATCTATAGTAAACCCGTAGCTGAATCCACTACAGCCCCCACCTTGGACAAATACACGCAAGCGACTAGTGCTAGGTTCGTCACTCATAATTTCTTTGATCTTTTTAACTGCGTTTGGTTGTAAATTAATTAGTTCCATTTTGTTTTTTCCTATAGTATGCTATAATTATTTTAGTATACATGTTTTACCTAGCAACGTCAAACATTAAATGATTCGCCGCAACCACAACTATCTTTAACATTTGGATTAATAAATTCAAATCCTTCGTTTAATCCCTTTTTAGTGTAGTCTATCTCTGTACCATCTATATAAACAAGACTTTTTGGATCTACTACAACTTTTGCACCATTGGACTCAAATATCAGATCATGTTCATCAGTTTGATCAACAAATTCCATCACATAAGCAAATCCTGTGCATCCACTGGTTTTTACTCCTATGCGTATACCTATACCTTGGCCACGATTGGCTAAGTATGCTGTTACTTTATTTGCTGCTTGTTCAGTTAATGTTATCATGTTTATTTCTATAGTCTGCTATTGCTGATTTAATTGCGTCTTCTGCTAACACTGAGCAATGTATCTTTACTGGAGGTAGGGCAAGTTCTTCGGCAATTGCCGAGTTCTTAATTTCTTGAGCTTGATCGAGCGTGCGACCTTTGAGCATTTCTGTTACTAAACTACTTGAGGCAATGGCGCTACCACAACCGTAGGTTTTAAATTTAGCATCTGTTATAATTCCGCCATGAACTTCAATTTGTAATTTCATAACATCTCCACAGGCAGGAGCACCCACCATACCAGTACCTACATCTGGACTATTTTTGTCCAATGTGCCTACGTTGCGTGGGTTTTCGTAGTGGTCTAGTACTTTGTCTGAATATGCCATATCAATCTCCAATAGTTGACTATAATACTACACTATTTATTATTAGTTGTCAACCACTCGGGAGAATGTCTTGCCTGATTTAGATCATCTTCTTTTATTTCTTTAATTTCAAATATAGGTTTAGACATTTCTCTATATTCACCCAATGCTGTATGCCATTTAAGATTTTCTGGACAAAATTCACATTGTGGGATATGCTGATCTTTAGTTGCTACAAATTGCTGTAACTCTTCCTCGGAGCAATCTGCTGTTAATGGTTTAAAACTGTATAATAATTTACGTTGTCTATCATCCATCCGCAAATCAAATTGCTGATCAAAATCAGGAAGACCGCTCATAGCAGGACATTTATACAATTTTCCGTTATACATTGTGTGATCGTGTTTCATATCACATACATCAAACGCTCGTTTAGGATTGCTTTGATGCAACACCCAATGGTCGTCTTCCTTTATTACTGTATTTTGATGAAAAATATATGCTTCAAATGGTCCAGCAAGATTTTTCCATTTTTCTTTTAGTTCGTCTGCAGTCGCAGGATCGTGAAGACTGAGCCCAATTCCTACAGAATATTTTCGCCAATATTCCAATGGATCAAATTTTTGATAAGTTCCATTTGTTTGTATCATAATAACGGCATTGGGCCATAATCTACGTAAGTTAGCGCACCATTTTTCTAAGTCTGGGTTAAGTGTAGGTTCACCACCTATAATAGTAATACGTGGTAGCTCTAATCTTTTTGACCATGCTTCGTATTCATCTGCATAGTCGTCCCAGTATTGATGTCCTTTAAAGTTTAAGTCGTTGAAACGGTTGCAACCTCTGCAGGAGAGATTACAAACATTTGTGATATAAAATTCTACTACAGGGAAAAGTTTGATCATCTAGTATTTAATACTAGAATATACTCGCGTCGCGTTTTTTACCAGCACGTTTAGCCATATCACTAACAGTGTCAACTGGAGCTTGAGTAGGGTCACCTTCTTCGGGTGGAATGGTTGTAGTTTCTTCGCTACCAAGTTCACTATCTGGGCGAAGTTCTACAGTATCTTTATTATAACTTTTAATTAGGTTTTTAACAGCAGGATTTTTTTCGCTGGCCGCTACAAGTGCATCATAGTCAAATGTCTTATCAGTGTTCAACACCATGTTGATAAGACTTTGTGTACTAATTTTAGCAGATTTATCTTGGTCTTTGTAGCGTTGGCGAATTAACTCCAGAGCTGTTGTTAAGTTAGCTTCTGGAGTGTTTACAGGACTAT